GTCTTTATTTCGCGCCCCCAATTGGCCGAAACGGTGAAAGGCCAGCCTGATTTTGCTCGAATCTGTGACGCACGTCGCTTGTTAGTTAGACCTGAGCGGGGGTCGGCACCAAGTACCCGCGCGCGGCACGGTGGCACACCCTTGACTAGCTACTGCCTCGGCGCAGGGCGCTGGCTAGTTGCCACCGGGTCGCGCGCGGGTCACTTGCCCGACGCGCCGGCCTCGAGCAGGGGTTGAACCGATGTACCAGCGGGCTCCCTTCGTGAATGCCGCCGAGCGCCGCAAGCGCCTGGCGAGCTCGGCGCTGATCCACGCCTTCACGGAGGAACTGATCCGGCACGGCTCTGACGACCTGCCGAAGTTTCGACGCGTGCGCGAGATCGCGCGCCAAGTGCGTCTGCTGAATCGGTCGTCGGCCCGCGTGGTCGCTCGCGACAAGGCGCTTCTATTGACCCCGGAGGAAGCCTCGTGAGTACGGAAGAAGAACGTCGCCGCTTTGTAGACGACCTAACAAAGGAGTGGGCCGACCAAGGCAAGGTCCTGCAGGGCGGATGGGCGGCCTTCGAGTACCTGATTTTGCAAGGTGCCCCGGACATTCAGCGCGAAGAGATGCGCAAGGCGTATTTTGCGGGCGCACAGCATTTGTTCGCGAGCATCATGACCGTCCTCGATCCTGGCGATGAGCCCACCGACCAGGACCTGGTGCGCATGGAGATGATCTCCAAAGAGCTCGCCGCCTTCGAGATGGAAGTGACCAACGTCCACAAACCCGGGCGCGGCTGATGTCTCGCCGCCCTACCGCCACGGTCCTGAAACTGATCCGCGGGGATCACCACCCGGAGCGGCACAAGGACGACCGGCCGAAGATCGACGACGTGCCGCGCGTCCCGCCAGGCGCCGAGCTCAACAAGGACGAGCGCGAGATGTTCGACTGGCTGCTCGAGAACGTGGCGATGCGCGGCGTGCATGGCACGGGCGACGGCGGCTCGTTCGTGAAGATCGCGAAACTGTGGGTGCGCGTCTGCGAGGCGGATCGGCAGTGCGAGAAGCATGGCGTCGTGATGAAGGGCCCGAAGGGCAAGCCGGAACTGCAGCCGTATGCGCGACTGTCGCGGGATCTGTGGCAGCAGTTAGGCGTGGCGTTCGCCGAGATCGGCGCCACGCCGGCGGGCCGCGTGCCGCTCGCCGGCAAGCGCGGCGCCGCGGCCTCGGGCGACGCCACCTCCTGGGATGCGATCTCATGAGCGAGCAGCCCGGCTTCAAATTCACCCCGGGACCGAGGCCGGTCGGTATGTACTGGATCGGTGGCGTGGAGTGCGGCTTCGCTGTTCACCTGATGCAGCGGCCGCGCCGGCTGCACCGATGGATGACGCGCGTGCTGCTCGGCTGGGTCTGGGAGGACGCGCCGTGATCGAGTTCGACGAGCGCATCCGCGCGATCATCTACGTGCCCTTCGCCGATCGCGCCGACTACCTGGCCGCGGTCTCCGACAACCCGGACGGCCCGGGCTTCGTGGTCACCGGGCGCTTACGCTTCTACGCCGACGGGCTCGGCGATCCCTTCGACGACCGTGACCGCAAGCGGTGGTTCCAAAGTCTGAGCCAGCAGCCGCTCGAGGAGACGATCGAGAAGGCGCGCCAGGCGGGCGCGATGCTGGCCATGTTCTCGGGCCTGGTGGGTGAGCTCACCGGTCGGGTGGAGTTCTACACGCTGGTGCGCGGCGAGATGACGCTCGATCGGTTCGTCGACAAGTGGCGAGCGGCGCCGTTCGTCCACGAGCGGCGCCATCAATGAGCCACCCGACGCATGAACAGATCGTCGAGGTGAAGCGGCGCGACCCGTCGCTGGTGAAGCATCACCGCGTGCGCGTCACGGTCAACCTGGCTGACATTGCGCGCAGATACGGACCGCGCGCGGTGTGCACCATCTCCGGCAAGTGCCGCTTCCTCGAGGGCGGCGTGATCATCGAAGACCTCGGGCCCTGGGAACCGCCGGCTCTGTAAGACGCTCGGGACGGCGAGCCATGGTGAGGGCGTGGATCAAATCGAAATCCCAGGCACCGAGAAGCCGCCGCCGCGCAAGAAGGGCCGCAAGCGCAAGTGGGCGAACGAACGCGATCGACGCAAGGCCGAGAACGAGAAACTGCGGGCGCGCCGGCGGGCGAAGCGGGAGGCCGTGGCCGATCCGGCGGTCGCGCGGCAGCGGGCGATCGAGCACCGCGTGCGCACGCTCGCCGCGCCGGTCGACACCCTCAATGTGCGCGACGAGGACCTGGTCGAGTTCTCGGGCGAGTTCCCGAACGTCGCCGAGGCGCTGCAGTACGTGCGCGACGTGCACTCGGGCAAGGTGCTCGCCTGCCAGTGGGTGAAGAAAGCCTGCGAGCGGCACGATCGGGACATGGCGCGCCTGGAGGACGACGCCTGGCCATACACCTTCAACGCGCAGAAGGCCGAGCGCGCCCTGCAACGGATCCAGATGTTTCGCGAGATCCGCGGGCCCCGCGCCGGCAAGCGCTTTCGCTTCGGCGCCTGGCAGCGCTTCGTCGTCGGCTCGATGTTCGGCTGGGTCGAGAAGGCGACGGGCTTACGCCGCTTCCACTACATCTTCATGGCCGTGCCGCGCGGCAATGGGAAGTCGTCGCTCGCCGCCACGATCGCGCTCGTGATGCTGGCGCTCGATGGCGAGGGCGGCGCGGAGGTCTACGCGGCCGCGGTGACGCGCGAGCAGGCGCGCATCGTCTTCAACCTGGCGCAGCAGATGGCGCGCACGGACGCGACCTTCCGGCAAAAGTTCGGGATCACCATTCAATCTCACGCGATCGTGCAGGAGTCGACCGCGTCGATCTTCCGGCCGCTTTCGCGCGACGCCCAGGCGCTCGACGGGCTGAACGTGCACCTGGCCGTGCTCGACGAGCTCGCCGCGCACAAGACCCGCGAGGTGCACGACGTGCTGGTCACCGCCACCGGCAAGCGCTCCCAGCCCGTGGTGCTGTCGATCACCACCGCCGGCACGAACCAGTCGGGCATCGGCTACGAGCAGTGGAAGTACGCGATGAAGGTGCTGCGCCAGGAGACGAACGACGAGCGGTTCTTCGGGATCATCTACACGATCGACGACGCGGACGACTGGCTCGACCCGGCCTCCTGGGCGAAGGCGAACCCGAACTTCGGCAGCTCGGTGAACCCGGACGTGATCGCGAACCTCGCGCACCGCGCATCCCAAATCGCGAGCCAGCAGACCGCCTTCAAGCAAAAGCACTTGAACCTCTGGACCAACGCCTCGGTGAACTGGATGAACATGCTGCAGTGGGACGCCGCGGCAGATCCGTCACTGACGGAGTCGGCGTTCAACGGCGAGGCGTGCATCCTCGGCCTGGATCTGGCCGCGAAGATCGACCTGGCTGCGCGTGTAAAGCTCTTTGCCCGCGAGCTCGAGGGCGTCACCCACTACTACTGCTTCGCGCACTTCTATCTACCCGAGGCCGCCATCCTCGACGGGCGAAACGCCAGCTACCAGACCTGGGAGGCCGGCAACTGGATCACCGCCACGGTCGGCGAGGTGATCGACTTCGAGCAGATCGAGGGCGACGTGCTGAATGATGCCCGGCACCACGTCATCACCGACGTCGCCTACGACCCGTGGCAGGCGATGAAACTCGCCGCGGATCTGGCCGGCCAGGACATCCCGGTGATCGAGTACCGGCCCACCGTCGCGAACTTCTCCCCGCCCATGAAGGAGATCGACGCGCTCGTGCGCCAGGGGCGCTTCCACCACGACGGCAACCCGGTGCTGCGCTGGAACGTGTCGTGCGTGGAGGTGGCCGAGGACTACAAGGGCAACATCTTTCCGAGAAAAGATCGCAACGATCCGCTGCAGAAGATCGATGGCCTGGTCGCGCTGCTGATGGCCATGGGCCGGCGCATGACGCTCGAGTCGTCGCCCACCGCCGAGCCGACGATCTCGTTCGTGTAAGTCAAGCACCACGTGGAGGGGTTGGAGAGGTTGGAGAGGTTGGAGAGATTCGTGCGCGCGGAGTTTTAGGAGTTTCCGGAATCCCGAGAGTTTTCAGAGCTTGCGCCTAGCACGAACGCGCCCGAGATAACGGACAAGTCCCTCCTCTGTGTCACAGCGGGCATTGACGTCAGGCGGTTCCCTACGACTCGGAAAGGCGCGATGCACTTCGAGAAAATCTGAATGCACTTCGAGTAACTACAACCGCACCGCTTCACGTGGAACATTGACGGAGGACTCTTACGGGCCTACCGTCCGGGCCTATTCAAGCGGGCAACGGTTGACCGGTCCCGGTGCTAGAGGTCATTCCATGACTGAGCCCGTTGCCCCGCCTTCCCGCCATCGCCCGCACAAGTCCGGGCGGCCGCGCGAGCACCAGCCCACGGCTCCGCCGAAACGCTAACTACTTTCCGCCGCGGGCAACGGTTCACCGGTCCCGCAACTTCATCCGAGGTTGCGTCATGGATCGCAAAAACGTCACCGGCACGAAGCTCCTCACCGAGCGCAGCACCGATCTTCAGGCCGACGAGAGCGCCCGCACCATCCGTTTCATCGCGAGCGACGAGACCGTCGACAGATACGGCGATGTCGTCAGCGTCAAAGGCTGGAGCCTCGCGAACTACCGGCAGAACCCGATCTTCCTGTGGGGTCACGACTACGACGAGCCGATCGGCCGCGTGATGGAGGTCGGCGTGGAGGACGGGCGCCTGATGGCGACCGCGCGCCTGGCCGACGAGGGCACCTCCCCGTTCATCGACCGGCTCTGGAAGTCGATCAAGCAGAAATTCATCAACGCGGTGAGCGTCGGCTTCATGGTCCATTCGGAAAAGGACTACGAGCAGATCCTCGACGAGGACGAGCACTTCACCGGGTTCCATTTCCTGCGCCAGGAGCTCCTCGAAATCTCCCTGGTCGCGGTGCCGGCGAATCCGTCCGCACTGCTGGTCGGCCGCAGCCTGAACCTGCCCCCCGATTTTTTGAAGCGAGTGCTGCGCACGGACGCGTCCGTCCTGCAAGTGCAGCAGCAATACCAGCGACGCCTCATGAAGCTCGCGCTCGCCGGCATCAATGCCTCTGCGCCGCGTTCGGCGTCCTAGCACCCCCAATTCCACCGGAGTTATTTCCATGAAAAAGGTTTCCGAACGCATCGACGAGCACCTGAAGCAGCGTGCCGCCAAGGCCGCCGCGCTGGCCGAACTACTCGAAAAGTCCGAGAAGGAGAACCGCGCCCTGAACGACGAGGAGCGCAAGACCTTCGATGAGATCGAGGGCCACGTGAAGGACATCGACGAGACGCTCTCGCGCCTGCGCGTGCACGAGCAGCTCGTGGCTCGCAATGCCAACCCGATCATCGTGACCTCGAGCCACCGCAACCGCGACCTGCCCAAGGGCATCGGCATGGCGCGCATGGTGCAGTTGATCATGGCCTCGCAGGGCAACGACATGACTGCCCAGCGGATGGCGCAGCAGCACTACGCCGACATGCCCGACCTCGCGCGCATCTTCGAAGGCCGCGCCGTCGGCACGATCCAGCGCGCGGCCGTCGCGGCCGCCACCACCACCGATCCGGCCTGGCTCGGCGTGCTCACCTATCAGAGCCAGCTGTCGAGCGAGATCATCGATCTCGTCCAGGCGGAGTCGATCCTCGGCCAGTTGACGGGCTTGCGAGAAGTGCCGTTCAACGTGCGCATCGCGCGCGAGACGGTCGCCATCGGCACCGCGCAGTGGGTCGGCCAGGGCCTGCCGAAGCCGGTCGGCAAGGGCGCGTATGACTTCGTCACGGTCCCGTTCACGAAGGCCGCCCTCATCTGCGCCTTCACCGAAGAGCTCGCGCGCTTCTCGACGCCCGGCGCCGAAGGACTGATCCGCGACGGCCTGGTTCAGGCGGTCGCGCGCTTCCTCGACACCGAGTTCATCTCGGCGAACGCGCCGGTCGCCGGTGTCTCCCCGGGCGGCATCATCAACGGCATCGTGCCCGCCATGACGTTCCCGTCTTCGGGCAGCACGCTGCAGGCGATGCAGTACGACGTCACGCACGCGGTCTCGCTGCTCATCGGCCAGACCGGCGCGCGCTCGCCGGCCTGGATCATGAACCCGCAGAACGCGATCGCGCTCGGCGGGCAGATCAATGCCTTCGGCGCACTGGCCTTCCCGAGCGTCAGTGCGAACGGCACGCTCGCCGGCTACCCGGTGGTGCAGTCGGCCTACGTGCCGTCGAACATCATCGTGCTGGTGGATCAGAACAAGATCCTGCACGCGGCGGATCCGAACGTGTCGGTGGACGTCTCGCGCGAGGCGTCCCTGCAGATGGATTCGGCGCCGGCCAATCCGCCGACGCCGCTGATCAGCCTCTGGCAGCAGAACATGATTGCGCTGCGGGCCGAGAAGTTCGAGTACTGGATGCGGGCGAACGACTCGGCGGTGGTGGAGATCACCGCGGTCAACTACAGCGTCGCGCCGGCGCCCGCGGCCGCCGCGGTCAGCAACGGCACGAAGCAGTCGTCCCACAAGGCCGACTAGCTAGTGGCAGGACCGTGCGGGGGTGGCGCCACCTCCCCCGCACGATCCGACCCCCCACGCTG